TGTATAACTTTTTCGGCGGTACGACATTTTGCACGCAAACAAGCAAATACAGGGAATATTACAAGTATATTCCCTGTATCATTTATTGTTATTCTAATACAAATTTACTTATGTCTCTATAACTTAATGTACTGCCAACATCTAAAACGCGTATACTAATGTAAAACGGCGTTGGAATATTCAGCAGTTCGACAACATAATCTGTAACACCGATTGGCATTATTTGGTCATAGTATTCTGTACCATTTAGAGTACTTCCTAACCTAAGCCGCATTGCCTTAGCGGAAGTATGTGCTATTGTGCTATAAATAATTTTATTAAATTGTGCATTACATGGCTCTTCAAAATATACAGTTGTGTTCTCTTTTATTACCAAATTATTATTTTGTATTGACCACCCATAAGAGGGCAAAAGGTTTCCATAAGTTTCGGTATTAAGTTCTCCATTTTCAAAAATAACACTGTAATTCCTTACCCTAAGCGGGATACTTCCATACCCTACGCCCCAAATACTCATACTCCACCGCCTGTCTTATATATCGCCACCTGAATAGCAATATCAATTGTTGGTTTGTTACCAATAGCATAGAAGTTAACAACGCCAGCGTTATTCTCGACCGTTATCATATATCCTACCGCAATAGCATCATTCAGATTATCATTATTAGGGCAACAATTTATAAGACTATTTGTGTCAACATTCGCAATACTTACGGATTGCGTATAAGGCGTGCCTGTTGACCAGCTGTCAACCGGAAGCGAAACATTAGCAACGAATACATCTGCGTTATCGCCCTTATCACCTTTGTCCCCTTTAGCGCCTGTATTACCCTTTATGGCTGGTATCTCAATAGCGTTTCCATTGTTGTCATAAACTGTCAATATAGGAACATTCATTCAGCGCTCACCTCCAAACATTCTGTGTTATCATTCACAACATTTTCATTGTCATTGCTCTGGGTAGAAAAAGAGGGTGCATAGTTTTCCCATGTTGTAACTGTTTCTGTCGTTTCTACCGTCACATCACCGTCCAAATACCATATATCCCCTTCCCCTGAGGCATCTACGGTAATTTTTTTTAGCGTGACAAATGTAAAAAGCTGTTTCAGATTGACGCTCCCATTTTTAACAACGTTCATAGAAGGCGATACTATACGCATATCCCCTGCAAATTGAAGTTTTACATTAGCACCGCCCAACCAAAATACATTGATTTCTGCGCCAAGCGGCATAGCATCATTCGTTTCCTGCGTCAGCGTTGCAACACATTCACTGGTTCCGGCAGCGACAATAGTTTTTCCGACATCATTTATTGAGAACGAATATGTGGTAAAAAAATATTCCATCGGACTATAAAGCGCGTCCATTGCAAGTTTAACCCTTGTAACGCTTCCGGCGGGTAAATAATCTGCAATATCCGTCTCATTGCCAGCGGGGTTTATCTTGACGTTATAACCAGCCGGAATAGTTTCGCTACCGACATAAACACCACTATCGCCTTTGTCTCCCTTCTCCCCTTGTTCTCCCTTTATTCCCGAAAACGCAAAGTCAAAGGATTGAGCATTTGGCGTTCCAGTAGGTGTTACTACAATAGCCGGATTACCTATGCTATTATCAACTGTTGCAGTTGCCCCCGTAATAGTGGCGGCTTCACCAGCGTCTCCTTTTTCACCTGTCTCTCCTTTGAGATTCTTAAAAGCAAAATCAAACGTCCTATGAAGTGTGTCACCCCCCGCCGTAACAATAACATTAGGTGTCCCAACATTTGCATCAACACTTGCCGTTGCACCTGTTATTTCAGCACTCTCACCCTGTTCGCCCTTCGGGCCTTGTATCGTACCGTTGTTTACCCACGTGTTTGTAATACCGTCATAAATATAGATGTCATATGGGTAGTTTTCACCAACCCCATAAGCGTCACCCGCGCTTGCGTCATTTGGAAGCTCGTCAGCAGTCGCAACAAAGCCCAAAATCTTGAAGTCTTTTCCTGCTTCGCCTGTTTCTCCCTTTTCCCCCTTAATTCCGCTGAAATAAAACTCAAATTCTCGTGCAAATTCCGTTCCTGCTGATACGACATTCACCGTAGGCGTTCCTGTGCTTTCATCCACTGTTGCAGTTGCACCAACAATCGTGGCATTTTTTCCGTCAGCACCAGTGTCACCCTTATCACCTTTAGCGCCTTTCCCACCAGCAGCGCCGTTGAAGTCACCCTTATTAGCTCTGTCAACAACACTCTGCGCTTCTTTTAGCGCCTCGTTTGCAATATCAAGCGCAGAAGTTGCTACGCCTAATATTTGTTCTCCTGCGTCAGGCGGTATTGCGATAATATTATCGTCAATAACACCGCTTTCAAGAACTGTAAACTGCACTATATTTGTCGTTATTCTATGCTGAATACTTCCATTTTCGGCATAAATATCGCCCATAACCCATGTGTACCAAATGCCACTGGATAGGTTAATATGTTTCTCTTTAGAAATCGTATCGTCTCTAAGCAGTATTTTATAGGTCAAATCGCCCTGATTAAAAAACACTGTTTTTACAGTGCCCGCCCAGTCGGGGGAGAAGTTACAATTTACATCGAGGTAGTCGATATAATTAGAAACAACAGGGACAGGAATTGAAATATTCAATTCCTGCTGCCGTATATTGTAAAATATTCTGCTCATTCGTATTTCCTCTCCGTGTCAAGACGATAAAATGTATATGTGCTTGACACACCCATCCCAAATGCAAAGGTCAACGATGTCGCGGCGTTCAACGAATACAGATATGCGCCATTTACCGAAAAAATTGGGGCAAAACCAGCCGCTATTGGCGCTGCGCTAAACACGACAATATATGTTCCGCCTGTTGGCATAAACTGTGTTAAATCGTCACCGATTGTTCCCGTTCCTGTTGCCGTTCCGGAAGATATAGGGGTCATAACAACTCTATTCGGAATTTCGCTTGTTTTTGCTGCACCCTGTATATCAGCGACATTAAGAGTGACAGCGCCAGTTTTTCCGTTTACACTTGTGACACCACCGCTTCCACCGCCAGCAGGAATGTTTACAGTCACAGCCTGCGTGCCGTCATATGTAGCACTGACTGCCCCGCCAAAAATAAGAGCATAGGGATTGGGGAGCTTGTTAACTGTGTTTGGAATTGCGTTAACGGAATTTGCATCCAAGACAACCGCGCCAGTCTGCCCGTTCACACTTGTGACTGCGCCGGTCTGACCAGACACATCAAATTCGACCGGCACACTTCCGTCATATATCCTTGTTTCGCCATTCTTTTTAAGCGTTAGAGGTTGCGGATTAGGCAGTTTTGTCGGCAATTCCTCTGGTTCAACAGCTCCAACGTCCTTTGCATTAAGTGTCACAACGCCGGTCTGTCCATTAACGCTAATAACGTCCCCGCTTGGTATGTTAATGGTCATAGCTTCGCTTCCGTTATACACACCTGTGCTTGCGCCAGTAAAGGTGAGTTCTGCGATTTCGCCACCTCCTGTTCCTGTCGGAATATGTACCTCAACGGTTGCGCTTCCGTCATAGCTTTTATCTGTGTATCCAGAAAAATGAAGCACCCCAAGCTTAACATCACCACTTGCGCCATTTATCGTATTGACAAATTTCGTGCTGTTTATCCACTCAATCACTTCTCTAACCTTGTTAGTTAGTTTCCCAAGAAATTCACCATATGACAGCGCATCACTATACACTGTCGGGATAACTATTTCGCCAATTCTTCTAAAAATATTATACATTTTGTCACCTCACCACAATGTTATGAATAGCTCCTCTAAATCACGTATAATCATCATGTCAATATTTATCATTGTTTTGCGATATTCAAGAAGCAATGCCGATTTACTTCTTGCGCCCATATTTCCGCGTATTCTATCAGTGCTTGCGTCTGTACCGCCGCGCTTTCCTTTTTCGCCTACGTCTATTGTATTAGTGTATTTCCTTGTCGTAGTATCTTCTTTGTTGTTTATAGTATCATTCAAATTTTTAGTTGCATTTGTAATATACTCCCCTGTTTCAACACCCTGCAAGCCGCCTTGCGGCGTGTCGGAAAACATATTATAATCTGTTACATTTTCCCTTATGTTTGAGACAGAGTTATCGGAAGTTGTCCCGCCGCTTGTTGTTCCAGTTTTATTGTCAGTATTTTCGTCAAATTCTCCGCTGTGTAATCTGGTAAAATCTACGTCTAATAAAGGCTCAACAATTAAATCACAGCTTTTATAAAGTTGATTATAATACGGCATTATTTCATTAAGTTTAGTTGCAAGTTTTAATTTCCACAAGCCAACCGTTTCCAGACCGATTTCTCTTGTATAAAAGTGCCGTATAATTTTTCGTTCAAGTACGCATCTATAATTTTCATCAAATATGGGAAAGTTGAAGTTAAAAATTTTGCCAATTGAGTTGTCTATGATTTCTTCTACTTTGTCATAACCTTCGCTGTTTTCTAACCCGCAATAATTTTCGCAAATATAGCGTACTTGAGTTGTATAATCGCTCATACTGCAACCTACCTTGTTCTCAAATCTGTGACCATAGTATCTACCTCGCCGTCACCTGTCTGACCGCTGGGCATAACTTCATCGTCCTGTTCACGATAATCTTGTCTAAAATCGCAATCAATGTCAAGACCAAACATTTTATTGATTTCTTCGCAAGCTTTTCTACGCATTTCAAGCCGTGAATATCTGCTTGCTATAACAGCACCCATATTTCTGGTTACTTCGTCAGCAATCAACCTTTCCTTTTTCGTAGTGTTTAGATTGCTAACACCAAGTTTCGTAAGAGCTTCATTCCAGAGCTGTGTTTTAAGTGTGTAAAGTTTGTCAGCTACAAATGGAGCGCCTGTTGTAAGCACGCTGATTCCGTCTTTGTCAAGCCCTTTATATCCAAAAATAACCGGCTCATCACCTTGATATTTTTCATACGTTGCCTGCATAGATAGTTTTTGATTTTCTTCACAAGTAATTAAAATTGGAGTTTTCTGCGCGTTCGCGTTCACGTCAATAGCCCTCGTGACATTACTGATGCGAATAGCATATTCTTCCATCTCCCCCATTGAAGGTCTGCGCATATAGTTGTTATAGATAATAACGCTATCTTCATTTGTACAACTATGCTGATAACCGTTATACCCTATTGCAATGCGGTTTTTCGGTATTCCATATACATCGAACCCACCACCAACTGTCGCTTTAAGAGCAAGATAACCAAGCACTTCATCTTTGAAGAAAACTGCTTGCCCCGATGAAAATAAAGTCAGCTCAAGATACCTTTCATCAACTGTGTCAGGTAAGTTTTTCCATTCAAACATGGAAAGCGCTAACTCTGATAACCACTGATAATACAGAAGAAACGCAGTATTATTGCTTCGTGCGCTCACCCAAAATGGTTTATTTTTTCCGTTTTTAATATTTCCGCCTGCCATTGTTCACCTCACTAAACCGGCGAATTATCTTGCGTATAATCGCCTACTCTTGTTGGGTCACTCCAAAAAGTAATCCCTCTGTCAAATATAGCGCAAATTTTTCTTTCATCATCTATCGGCACAGAGCCAATTATAATACACCCTATTGTCTTTATATAGTTGAATTTTGGGCGCCTATTAGGTGTAAATATATTAGGGGTTTTAACTCTATTCGTTTGATATCCATACATTGTGAAATAATCATCTATAATTTTAACAAATTCCGGTCTTATATAAGTTCGCAGAAAATGAAAGCCATATGCCCCCCTCTGAAACACTATTGAGCCGCCACCAATAGATTTTGCTTGTGGGGGTTGCTTAGAACGGTCATACAGATTAGCGACAGTTTTAGCAACGTTTCCCGCTGATGAAATAGCTGAATTTATCCCACCGACAACATCACCGCCGTCACCCAATGCAACTCCACTAATTGCCCTTGCCGCGCCAGTTACAGCGCCTGATATGCCGCTTATCATATCAGTCGCAAACCCAACTTGAGTACTTGCCATCGCAAGCCATGCACGATAACTATCTATTGTAAAGGCACATTGCGGAATATCGCTTATTAACAACCCTTGAAACAACCCGTCAGACGTTCCTGCTTTACCGCAACCTTTGTAGTCCGTAGGCTGAACAGCAAATTGCGGGACTGACGAAACGGCTGCAAAAGTAAGGAAGTTAATAGAGCCGTCATTGTTTCGGTCAAAATATTCGTAGTCATATTCGGCGCTATGACCTTGAAAATCTGTTACAATTAACTGCGTATAAGGCGCTGTTTTCAGTTTATTATTTCTGATTATTGGATAATTTTCTGGAAAATATTTTACTTCATAGTTTCTACTTTCCATTGGCAGCACATCATCGTATGCAACAAGTTTGCCGTCAACAGTATGTGCGCAGAAATATGGAAGCATTACAATGGCTATAATAGCGCTTGTTTTCTGGTCTTCGGTAAGCCCTTCTATAAAACTATTTGCTTCGGCTGCCGTGGAAAAGGGAATCCATTTTACGCCTGAGTATAAACCTTGATATATGTTCCCTTGCACATTAGTGTAAGCGTCACCATTTTTTTCAACCGTGCTGCCTATAAAAATGTACCATTCCCCAAATGGATTTCCACCATTCAATGCAGAAGTTTCTTGATAAATATATTCACCCAGCTCGAGATTTTCAGGAATCAAATTATCGCCAATTCCATCGGTTGCGCTATGTTCTCTTGCGACAAAACATTGTTCAATTCTTGAATCAAAAAGCCAAGTTTGAATAACGTCTAATTCATAATGAATTTTTGTTGTTTTATTATTAATATACTCAATATCTGTTACAAAAGCATAGAATAATTTGTTTTCAAATGAAAAATTTCTGAAAGCAATGTAATTGCAGTACGTCAGCTTTTCAATAGGAAGTTCAACACTAATCCAATTTTCTTTATAACGCAAATAACTATAATCAGTTAAGTGCGCAATGATAAATGGATTATTCAAAAAATATTGCTCTTGTTCAGCGGGTGTATTGAACCACAATGTATGTTCATAGTCACCGTGAATTGGGATATTTCTTAACAAGTATATTTCGCTATTTGGGGCGATATACATAATACCCTCCTGTGTTAAATGAGTGGGGAATAGAAATACTCTATTCCCCTGTAAGATTAAACCTTAGTAAATGTTAGCGTATCACCAACATTCAATGTATCTACCACGGCTTTCGCTTCGCTATCATAAGCAGTGCCATTTATGACAAATTCGCCAAGAACACCAGTGGCATTTGCGGGTATAAGATAAGCGCCGTAAGGCTGCACCCCAATGCTTGCCGTAACAGCGTCACCAGTCTGCACGAACATATAATTGCTGTTAGCAAGTGAAGCGCTTTCAAAATTGGGCGTAAGGGTCAGAACCGTATTTTCTTCACCAATGACTTTGTTGGTAACTTCAACCGTTATAGTTGTGGGCATATCTATTGCTGCTGTACTGTCAACAAAAACGATAGCGTTGGAAAACGGTGAGGTTGAGATGGTTTTCCATACGTTATAGAAATAATTCCAGTAAAGTCCGCTTGCTACAAATGTTTCAGAAAACTGTGAGAGTTCATCATAAATCTGGAACCACTCACCGTCAATCAAAATTGCCTTAACGTTCTTCATCAGGGCAAGTTCGTCTGCGGTAACTTCTTCAAGAGCTGTACTGTCGGCGCGAATTTCTGTGAACCTATCATTGTCAAACGTAGTGAAATCATCTATCAGATGAAGTTTCCCACTAAATTCAGCCTTCTCCATGTTGAACGCTGCCGCAAGAACATTTACATCATACTGCGCGTTAAACATAGCATCCATGACAATATACTGGTCATTTTTAGGCGTGGTAGTTTTAACATGACTTGCGTTGAATTTATCAGACATAAAGGTTATCTGATTCGAATACCCTCTAAATGCCGTGGCGCAATTACTAAAATTAGAAGCGTCAACCGCGACAGGGTACATTTTACCGTGCGATACACCTTTGATAATAAGATACTTGAACAGAAGAAACTCGTCATATTCCGCCGCAACATTAACCGCGCCCACTATCTTTGCTATAAGGTCTTCCACGCCGGAAAAGGAAAGAAAGGCGCGTTTAAGGTCTTCATTCTGGATGGTTATAGGATACTGAACGCGATAATTCATTACATGGAAAGCAGACTTAACATCGGGGAGTGTCCGCTTAAATTCCCTTGCATTTGCTTTTTCGACAGAAAACCCTCTTGCCTTTGTAATGTTTACAAACACTTCTTCGACAGTTTCACCAAATTCAAGAAAACCTTTTTTAAGATTAGCATATGCATTATTAAACTGTGCTGACTTAACGCGAACCTGAGCAATGCGATTAACCAGAGCATTGATAAACTGGTTTGCCAGAGCAGGATACCCAAGAAGCACCTCGCCTACTTTGGGTATATCGTTCTCCTGCGTTACAACAGGAACATTCTGCTGATACTGCGCATCTGCGTTCTGCCTAATTACATTGAGAATATCAATGGTTGAAGCATCAAGTGTAGTAATTGCTACTCGTCTGGGCATATAGATTATCCCTCCTTAAATAAATCCTTAAATGTTTTAGGCGCTTCCTCTGTGTCAGGCTGCTTCTCAGGGTTATTCGGCTCGCCCGAATAAAAAGCATCCATATAACGTTTGCGCCATGCCGCGTCGTTTTCCTCGTATTTCTGTTTCCAGTCAACTGTGTTATTTTTGTCTTTGTCAGTTAAGGTATCTCTTGCGTTTTCCAAAAAAGCAATTACTTCATCGTCTGTGCGCTCCCCTATTAGAGCCTGTAAACCTGCCATGAAATCTTCGTTCGTAATTACTGACATTGTGCATCATCTCCGTTTAAGATAAAAATAAATTGGAAACTTCTTGTTAAAAGTTTTTCCCGTAATATAGTTATACCAATACTCCGCCTGTTCGGATTTCCGATTGTCATAATTTAGCGGTCTTTCAAAACTGTCGCTCCATACTCTTGCAAGATAAGCGGGGTCAAGCTTGCTCGTCTTAAATTCGTCAAATGGTAAATAATAACTCGTACTCTTGAACCATTCGCCATTTGGCATTGTGTTTAGCCAAAACATTTGCCCGTTTGGGTCATTGTTCGTGTACCCGTTTGCTGCTGCCCAATTTTGATATTTTGTGGCAGGCGTCCATTGCGCCAACCCAAAACCATGATTAAGGTCAAAATTATACCCTGCTTCATATTGCGCAGGATTCAGATAGCTTTCAACTTCTAAATTGCCAAGCATCCCCGCGACAGCTTCATTTGTCCACTTATTTTTCGAAATAAAATACAAGCACATTTCATCAGCATTTCCCTGTATTTGAGTTTCTTCAAGTGGATTAAAAGACGCAGTTTCAATGATTGTCCAACTCATTACATCACCAGCACAATCTTTAGTCCGTCATACTTGCTTGCGTCAATCTCAATTACCTTTATATTTTCGGGTATGTTTAGTTTTTCTTTCGGCTGTGAATTTTCGTCCGCAATGGCTTCGACCTCTCCGTTAATGTACATCTGATTAACAACATCTTGAATATGAATTGCGTCATAGCCGGCTTCGGTCAATCTGCGTATTCTTTCAGCGTCATTCCCCCATTTTCCCTCGATAACTTCCTTTGCCAATGAGCGTGATGTTGCGCTAATTTTGTTCATTTCGTTTCCACGTCCTTTGCAACATTTTTCTCTTTGAATTTTTCAAAAACGGTTGAAAGAATTTTGCCAATTGCCGGGTATACTTCTCCAAGATTCTCAATAATACTAAAGAGTTCCATGAGCGTTATATAACAAGCAATTATACTACCGAATTTAATATCCGTGTCGACACCAATTATCGGTAAAGCATACTCGCAGAAATATCCAAAAACTACTGTTGCTATTTCTGCAATCTTGTTAATAAGCCCTTCGCGCATTTTCGTACTATTGACCGTTCCGGCTTTCCACGCCTTGATTAAACCTGTTATGAAATCAAACAAGATGAAAAGAGAAACGACAAAGAATACACGATAATCAATTTTCACACATCCACCCCCTTTCTTTACTATTGTAGTATAACATATATTGACAAAATGTCAAGATGTGGTATAATAAAAACAAAAAGGAAAAATGGTATATGGAAACTAAATATTATGACGGAACAAAACTTTTATCAATGAAAGACATCGACGGGAACAAGCCTGAAATTTTTATGTGTACCACAAACAGAACAGGTGGAAAGACAACATATTTCAGTCGAATGTTGGTTAATAATTTTTTGAAGCGTGGCGAAAAATTCGCAATTCTTTATCGTTTCAGTTATGAAACAAAAGACTGCGCTGAAAAATTCTATAAAGATATTGGCACATTGTTTTTCAAAGGAACAACTATGACTTCTAAAAGCAAGGCAAAGGGTATCTATCATGAGCTGTATATCAATGATATGTGCTGCGGATATGCTATTGCATTAAATAATGCGGATTCAATTAAAAAATATTCCCACCTATTCAGTGATGTTAAGCGAATGTTATTTGACGAATTTCAAAGTGAAACTAACCATTATTGTCCCGATGAAATAAGAAAATTTCTTTCCGTACATACCAGTGTCGCAAGGGGGTGGGGGGAACAAACGAGATATGTCCCTGTTTTCATGCTGTCTAATCCTGTCAGTATTATTAACCCGTATTATGTTGAAATGGGCATTTCTGAACGGCTATCAAGTGATGTACGTTTTTTGCGCGGACATGGGTATGTGCTTGAGCAGGGATATATTGATAGTGCGGCAAGAGCGCTGAAAGAAAGCGGTTTCAATAAAGCATTTAGCAATAATAAATATACTGCCTATTCAAGCGAATGTGTTTATTTGAATGATAGTGTAGCTTTTATTGAAAAGCCCGCCGGTTTCAGCAGGTATTTAGCTACGATTAAATATTTAGGAAAAGATTTTGCAATCAAGGAATATCCAGATACCGGAATAATTTACTGCGACGATAAGCCAGATAGTTCATTCAAATACAAAATTAGCATTACAACCGTTGACCATAATATCAACTATGTAATGCTCCAAAGAAATGACTTATTCATTTCACAACTTAGATGGTATTTTGAACGTGGATGTTTCAGGTTCAAGGATTTAAGGTGCAAAGAAGCCATATTGAAAGCGCTGTCATATTAAAGGTATCATCACAGGTGTCCTTAAATGAATATCTGCGGGAAAACAAGGCTGAAATTATGCTTCCGCAGAATTTACCGATGTTGTTTATCGCTTTTAAGGCGTCTGTGTTAATGATATAGTAAAGGACTGTGGAAATTCCACAGTCCTTTATGTTATTTGGTTCTCAATACATATGCACCATTGTGATAAACAATATAATATTCAGCGGGCTTTTGAAATTCTAAATTTGGTAAATAGTTATTGAGAAGCGTTGTAGACAGAAGCATTATTATCATCAGCGCTATTATCATCTGTTTCAAATAATTTGAACATCCTTTCAGCTAAATTAAATGCCTTCAACGCGGAAGTGTTATACCCGTATGCGTCCAATCTATGTGCGACTTTTAATGCAATCCTATATTTATCGTACTTTTTCTTATGCCCGCATCTTACGCACTGTATTAAATATTCATCAGTCCCGCACTTAGTGACAAATTGCGTTGCACTACCGCACATATCGCACAACATATATCCTTTAATTTTTCGTATCACACTTACCCTCCTTTTGAAATGTTGCAATTTGGTCTGCGAATGATAAATACAATGCTAATTCGTTGCTTGCAAAGATATTCGGAATTATCCTGTCTCCTCCCTTAAAAGATGAATCTGAAAACCCCATATGCGCCCTGATTGCCTGCGCTTCTTCGTCCTCAAGGCGTATGAATTGAGAAGCAATATATACGCTTTTTTCTCCATGGCCATAATAAAACTTTTCATTGTACCCGTAAGCTGTATATTGTTCCCACACATTATTTGCATTTTTTCTCCATCTCTGTTCCTGTGAATACATATCAATTTTGCATAAATCATGCAAAAGTGATACAATAGCCACGGAGCGCCAGCCGTCTATTGTATTAAACAAACCTTTGGAAAATAAATTCATTAGTTCGTTGTAAACGGTCAGACTATGATACGCAAGTCCGCCTTGTTCGCTCAAGTGGTAACGTGCTGAAGCGGGGGCGATATAAAAATCAGTGCTGTCTAAATAGACTAACAATGCGCGTATACCTCGCCTACCTGTTTGCTTCAAAATGCCTTCAATTTTTTCTTTGTTTTTAATGATTATATCATCTTCCATAAAACTACCTCATTTCATATGTTGTTTCTATCAATAAAACGCCGCCTTGAATACGTTTTGGTATCAATTTACCTGCAATTTTAAGTCCTATTTTGAAATCCGTAATTTTGCGTTTTTTTCTTAAAAAATCTAATTCTTCTTCTGAATATCTATCTGTTTCACCTTCATGCGTATTACCTGCGATGCTCTCAAGAAATAGGTTTTTGCATCTTTCAGGCATACCCGCGCAACGAATGTTGTAAAACGGTTCTACGTCTTCGCAATCCTCTTGCGTAATATGCTCAATGTATGTTTTTTGCCTGACGAATAACCCATAGTCCCAACAACTTTCAAGCTTCCAGCAGCAAAAATCTTTAGGATGTACCCTTATCCCTGCGATTTCTTCGGGAGATAAGTCGCAATGTATACTGTCTGTATCGGCATAGATAAAACCACGTTCATCTTTCCCATGATAATTCGCTTGCGCCGCATTGATAGTAAAGCATCTTGCATATGACGTTATTGCGCTGCCAACTGGGATGTAGCCCGCCTGTTTATTGTGTTCAACTATGCTTATATAATGGACAACATTGTTATCAAGAACCGCATACTTAAATGAGCTGTTTGTGTTCGTTGCCATTTTCCCATATAAATTGTTAAGAAATAGTTTTGCCAGCTCTCTTTTTGCACCCTTGCTTGACACCTTAATTGTCCGGTATTTGTTAATGTAATCATCGAACAAACCAATTATTGCTCTAAACCAGCACCCGTCTAAAACTTCAAAATTAAGGACGTCATAATGTTTGAGAAACAGAAAATAATCTGTCTGCGTTAATGTTAGTTCTATTGTGGCGATTTTTTCGTTTCCATCCATGTCGATATATCTATCAACATATGTATCTGTATTTACGTCATATATGTCACTACATTCCAACATTTCAGTACCCCTATACATTGCATTGTGTTTAGCTTGTATGAATGGCAACATCCCATCTTTTATAAAGAATCTTGTACGTATACGTACGAAAAAGAAGCGTTTTTCGGGAAATGGATTACCTTTGTCGTTAATTTCATCAAACGGGATGTAATTCCCTTGCCAAAAATGCGGTAAACCAACAGGATAATAATTTCCACTTTCGCTATGCATCATTGACGGATATAGCGAATTAACATCAGCAGTTGTCCCATTGTATTTTACTTGGTTCTCTTTCCCTTTGACCAAATAGCACCAGCCACCCTTGTAGGATTTTCTAATATACTGCCCCGCGTTTGCGCTTCCAAATTGCTGAGTGTCAAGCGGGATTGCATACATATCGGGGAACCACCGGTCATACGTTTTTTTGCCTATTATATTTTTATATTCACGCAAACAACAAGCGCCAATCGTAAGGCTATTGTGTCCCTCTGCAAACATGATTTCTAACGCTTCTTTGACTACCAAAACATCGTTAGCAATATATCCCTGCTCCTGTTCAGTTATCTCACAACCGGCGTACCTAAATCCGTGATACTCCATATCAAGTTTTTTATGAGCTGTTCCAAAAGATTCACCAATGCGTTTTACGGAAAAAGGAAGCAATTTTAAACTGTCCCGTAATTCGATTATGTGGTTACGTACTTTGATAGTTATAGTGTACCATTGTCCCATATCAGATATGTTATAATTGAAGCTATTATTTGGCATTTCATTAGTTTTATCTTTGCGTAAATCAAATTCAAGTTCAGAGTTAGCTGTAAAAGCTTGCTTCATCCCAATTACGCCAAGTAAATAGGAAATCCAAAATGCACCGTCGAATTTCAAATTGTGATAATAAACAACTAAATTGGTTTTTAGCGATAAAAAATAATCATATGTTTCACCAATGGAGTGAAATATTTTTACATCTTCGCTGCCAATTTCTACTAATGCACTCGCCCAAACTTCTGTATGCGTTTGCCCCTTGTAAACAGTTGTTTCAAAATCGCCTACAAATGTTCGTGACTTTGGTATTTTCATATTATCACCCTCTATCTTCTAAACTTTGCTCAATGGATGAAACTTTTTCGGCTTCGGCATATCTAAATAGTTCGGCGCTTGACAATGGTCTGTTATATAATATTGCTGCAAAACGCGTTATAGCAAGATTCAAATCTCTATTAACTTCTACCGTTTTACGCAATTTATATCTAAGTTTTCTAAGAATGTTTTCAAATTCTTCCGCATGCTCTTGAACGGATAATGCAACTGCGTTTCTTCCGCGCTCTTTCACTGCGTCGCTTACTGTATTAATGAAAACGTCTTTTATTGAAGTTTCCAATGACGCAATATCTGATAACAAATTACTTAATATTATAGACGATTCATCAGGAATAGACAACTCCGGCACAAGTGCTTTTCGTTTTCGCGTCGCTACTGCTTTTCGTGCTGCCGCTCTGCGCTCCATTTCTCTGCGCGTCGTTCCTTGTATGACTTCTTGCGTTTTTGGTGAAATCCATATAGCTTTTTGGTACAGTGCTGTATCTCCATATTCCTTGCGCAACTGCCAAATATTCTTCGTGGATATATCTACAAGATATTCAGGCTCAAAGTAGTACCCCCGCTTTTGCATTGATTTAATTCTGCGATTAAGATTCTTTCGAAACGCTTGCGTCTTTGTTAACTTCCGCTTTTTTGCCATGTGGAACCTCCGCACGATTTATTGTAATGCAAGGTAGAGTAATTTCTACCTTGCATTTGTGGTTAAACTATATTACATTTTATAAAGTTTTTGCCTTTGTAATTTTTGCTTGCAAACTGCGCGACTTCAATCGAATATTCAGGCTCGTTTTTCATCTCATTGAATATATTGATAAAACTGTTCCAAAATGCCGTACTGCCAGTTATATAGCTGTTCCCAGCTGCATCAATTACGACATATTTTTCGTAATCAGGACTGCCATCTTTGACTTTGTCATTGTGAATAGCAAGAATTACATAGCCGACCGGCGCTGTAATGATAAACGCGCCGTCTGCCGTTGCGTCTTCAAGTGGCAAAGCGGTTGTCGTGTCCTTGTAGCGGAGGCGGTCACGTGCTGACAGCTCAAAACTCGCTTCTTTAATTTCAACTTCGTACATATTTCATTCTCCTTTTGTTCTTTATTCAGGCGGGATTACTCCCGCCTGTATTTTGTTTTTTCAGACTTCTTCAATGCCGGTCTTGCCGCGGGTCACAAGAGACGCGTGTTCGATGAAAAACTGTTCTTCCATTCCGAAAATTTTTTCATCGTCAACCCGATTCACGATTGCTACAATTTTGAAAGTATCAGTTTCGCCGAGAAGCTTGACACGTTCAAGTTCCTTTTTCGGGTCGTCGATGGGCGGTGTGTAGGTGATTTCCCTGTTCATCGCTTCCGCCGTTTCCGTGTCGATACCAAGAACGGTCACTGCACGAGTTTTAATCGTGCGCGTAATAAGTCTTTTTCTTGCCATTGTTTTTTTTCATTCTCCTTGTCAATATTTTTTTCTGCACTTCCCTTAAGTGCACTGCTATTATAACACATGTTTTCGGCATTGTCAAGTGTTAAGTTTTTAACAATACCTCAATTCCGCTTAATACGCGCCGTAAAATTTCAACCCGTTTTGCTCGTACCAGCTAACAACGGAAAACACGTCGTGCGCGTCTATATAGGCATTTACCCTGCCGTCTCCATAGCCGTGTGCAGGGTCTACAGCGTCTTTACGGGCGCGAAACAAGTTTTTCGCCGCAAAACTCTCGTGTAAAACGGTTGATGTGGCGGGCTGTGGTAACGCTGTATGTGCCTGTGCAATACAGCGTGCACGGGCGCATGCGCAGGTCTATTGTGCATACACGCGTGGTGTACGAATGCAGATGCACAGCTGTGCATCCAAATTCATCTTTTTTCAATACGGACGTGCGCTTGCGTATGGCATTGATTTCAATCTGTAACGTTCTTTCATTTTCATTCTCCTTGTCTTAGTTGTTTTCCCCCTCTCACTGTAACAAGTATAACACATTCAACTGCATTTGTCAACACCTTTTGGAGGAAAAATGTCGTACCGCCGAAAAAGTTATACACCGTGT